TACGCCCATGTTGACGAGGATGAGGTCGAACGACTGATCGAGATACGCCGGAACTTGCTGATCGTTGTTCGCGCTCCCGATGTTGATGAGGCAGCCCGGCATCGGCTTCGTCGCAAGCCAATCGTCGAGCGCGATGGGCGAAATCACGACCGCCGAAGGCATGAAGACGACTTCATACGAAGCGTTGCCCTCCCACTTGCGCTGACGCAGGAGGTACTGAAGTTGCTTCGCGACTTGAAGGGGCGTCATTTGTCGGTAAACATCGCTTCGGAAAGGCGGTCAACCCAACCCTCAACCTCGGTGCGGATCGGCGTTCCTACGGCCTCCGGCAGCGTCCCACGGCTATCCCGGATGATCCGGTTCCCAGCTTCGATCCACGCGGCGCGAAGTTCGGCGGTCATTGAGGAATATTCCGCAAGGCTCAACCGAACTCCGGCGCGGAGGGCACCTTCGGCTTGGTCGCACGCGAGCAAGTACGCTTCGTCGTCGGCGTCGTCCGCGTTGGAGTTGAGTTGAAGGAATCCTGTGATGTTCATCGAGGTCAAGGAGGAATAAGGGAAATCGCTTCGCGCTTCCCGATTTGCGCTACGGCCTTCGTCGTCCCCGTCGTGGTATCTGGAGCGCCCCAGAACGCGACGGCGATACCAATCTCCGCGCCGAGGCGAAGCTGCATCGCGGCGGCTTCGTCCACAAGCGGGATCGCCTTGTAAATCACGATGAACTCGCCGCGATCCGTGTCGTCGGGCGCGAAAAGCAGCTTGAACGCGGAGGCGAAGAGCGACGCCCCGGCGCGATCCGAGCCCGCCGCCGAGAGTTTCACAAGCCGCCCGTAACTCGTAGAGCCCGTCGCGGTATTCGGAAACACTTTCCCAAGCGCGTCGGGATCGGTCCCGCGCAAGATGCCCGCGATGATCGCTTCGGTCCCGAGGTCGATGACGTCGACCGTTTTCCCGCCCCACTCTTCGGCGGTGATCGCTTGGTTGCGTTTGTTGAATCGGAATTCCAGATCCTTGACGTAGCCGAGGCACGTTCCGTAACCAGAGGCCGAAGCCAGCGACGTCGGATCGGCGTAGATCGCGCCCGACTGATGAACGATGCGGAGCGGATTGAGCGCGGCCATTTACTCGCCCGCCTTTCCCGCGAACCACTTCGCGCCGAACTTCTCGATCTTGCCGCGCGCTTCGTCCGTGAGGCCGACGAACGGGCGCGCGTTGACTTCGGTTTTCTTCTCCGGAACGAGATACGAACCGTTGCGCTTGAAGAAGACGAAGCGAAGGCGTCCAAGCGCTTCGTGTTTGTCGAACGCTTTGAGCGAAGCGCCGACGCGATTCTTTGCGCGCGTCGCCTTCTTCAGCCACCCGGCGATCACGCTTCGCATCGAAGCGGTAATCGCCCGAACCGTAGTTCCGCCTTCCTGCGTGATCTGCGCGTGCGGATTTGTAGTCCCGCAGAAGACGCTATCCCCTTCGACGCGGAACGAAATCGAATTCTTGAGCGCGCCGGTATCCATCGCGGCGGGACGGTCGTTGAAGCGATTCGGCTTCGGCGCGGGTCGGCCCGCTGCGGCGTCCGCGAGAGCGCCAGCGATGTTGAGCTTCGCGCCCGTCTGGTCCGGGTAGCGTTCCGGCCACGGAATCCCGCCGAACGCCTGATCGCGAAACGCCTTCTGCGACGACGCTACGAGGATGCCGCCGACGCCCGCGAGGAACGCGGACGGATTGTTGATCCGGTTTTCCAAATCCCGGATTGCGATTCCTTCGGCGGTTTGTTCGACGTTGACTTGCATCGTTTCCCTATGACTATGGTTGCGTCCCGTTACCCATCGGTCCCGGCGCGTTCGGCACTTGCGACGGGATGTACGGCGTGAACATCTGATCGTCAAACGGAGGACGCACCGTATTTCCGTTCGGATTCTCGTCGCTCTCCGTCGTCCCGCTGTCCGTCTTGACGAGGAACCGATCCCTCGCGCCGACTTTCGACATGGCGACAAGAGCCTTTTCGCAAGCGTCCCACTCGGCGTCGGCGTTCGCCATCTGACCTGTGTAAACCTTGAGCTTGGCGATCACCGCGCGTACGCCCGTCGCGATATGCTCCTGATAGTGGTCCGGATTCGTCGTCGCGGATTCGTCGTAGACGACGCCCGCGTAAATCGTAAAAGCCGCGTAAACGTCCTGAACCGCGTATCCGAGAACCGTCGAATCAATCGACGTCGCCGACGAGTTGAAGTTGTTCGTCAACCCGATCAGAAACGACGAGGTAGCCCCGCCGTAGCGTTCCGTGACGCGCGTAGCGAGAGCTTGCGTCATTTACTCGGTCTTCTTCTCTTCGATCTTCTCGGCCTCGGCTTCGGCCTTCGCTTCGGCGGTGTCTTCCGCCGCTTCGCGCTTCGCGTCGGCTTCCGCCTCCCGGCGCGCAAGCTCCGCTTCGCACTTCGCCTGAACGAGCGAGACGGCGGCGCGGTTCTGGACTGGCGATCCGCCGCCGTATTTCGCGAGAAGCGATACCACGTCGAGCGAATGCTCGCACGTCTGGATGATGTTCCGGAGATCGGCGTCGGTGAACATGAAGTCTCCTAGCTCGAAGGCGTGAAGTTTGCGGGATCGGTCCAAGTGATACCGGACGATACGGCGGCGGGCAGATACATCCCCGTGGTGCGCCAGATCGTCCGCTGAATCTTCCCGACGGCGAGGTTTTCGGTATCCGTAAACGCGAACGTGTCGTTGATGAGGTTCGGCGCAGGGCTCTGCGAACTACCGTTCGACGTAATCGCGTACCACAGGCCGTCGAAGTTCGTGAACGGCGCGAGCACCACGTCGTCGATCAAGAGGTATCCGCTTGAACGCGAATCCCACTCAATCGAAAGCACCGGGGAAGACGAGGCAAAATTCTTGTACCAGCAACGCATGTCGAGCGGCAGGACGAGCATGTTCCAGCCCGCCGCGAGCGCCGCGACGGAAACCGAAGTCGTCTGGTCGCCGAACGTCAGCGTCACCGCGCCGCCCGATCCGCTGCCGACGCTTTTGTTGATCGCGATCCGGACGAACATCGGCACGTTTGGATTGAACTGCGTGTTGTTGAGCGAGAACGCTTGGGAAATCTTGTCGCTCGCCGAGAACTTCGCGGCGGCGGGCGTTACGTCCCCGTTGAAGTCGCGGTAGTAGTTGACGAGATCCTGCGTCAGCGCCGCGCCGCTGGTCGCGGTCCACCCGTCGAAGAACGACGTTGAAGCCGCCGTCCCGTTCGCCTGAGAGAAGGACGGATTCTGAATGTACGCCTGAGAGTTCGCGGCGGACACGGCTTGAATCGTCCCGATATTTCCGCTTCCGGCGACGATGATATTGTCGATGTTCTTCTCGCCGCCGGAAATCTGGAACGTCTCCTGATACTTCGCCGCGCCGCTATTCTGGTCCTGAACGCAGATCATAGAGACGACCTGCGCCCAAGTGTTCTCGATGTTGAAGTTGTTCTCGTCTCGCGTCAGGCGGTAGCACGTCGAAGCGCCGTTGTTCGATCCGCCTACCGACACGCTCCCGAACGTAAACGAACGCGACGTGATACGCTTCGTGTTCGTCACCATGTACTGGTAGTAGTGACGCAGGATCAACTGCGTGTCCGTCTCCGCGAAGTCGACGGCAATCGCCAGCTTGCGGAGAAGCGGGGCGAGCCAGTTGCCCGCCGCGTCGCGCGCCGCCGCTACTCCGGCGCGGACGCTATCCATGCCCGCCGCACAATTCGCGACGAACGCGGGATTCAGCGGACCGAGCTTGACGTTGTACGCCGCGACGAGATCGAGGAAGTCCACCGTAGCCGCGCCTCCCTCGATACGAAGGAAGTCGTCTACGGCGACGCCTGCGGTAATCGCGTCCTGTGTATCCGTCTCTGCGCTCACGCTCTAACTCCTAGGCGACGTTGGCAATCGACTTCATCACGGCTTCGTCCACGAGCAACGGAGTGGGCACCGGCATGTATCCGCCCGCCTGAGTCTTGACGCCGAACGTGATCTCTTCCCCGTCCGCAAGCTCGCGCATATAGATGAAATGTGCGGAGAGCTTGTCCCCGGGCGCGAAGTACGCGCCTTTCTTGCGCGGCTTCCCTTCGGAGTCGTTGCCGAGCGGGATATGCTCCCAGCGGCGCGACGGAACGCCCTTCTTCGCGTCGTCCGCGTGCTTCCCATGCGAACGCCACGCGTCGAGCATCGCGGCCTTCAGGATGAACTTCACCTGATCCTCGGTGAGCGACTTCACGGTGCCCATGTGTTCGATCATCTGAGGCTCGCGCCCTTCGGCGCTTCCGGGAATGCGCGTCCCGTTGACGAGCGGGAAATCGATGTTCCCGCAGTACATCGTCGTGAACGGAGAACCCGGGAGACACCCGACGTGATACCGCTTCGTCGGGAGATGCTCGGCGGAGACGCGATCCGGCATATCCTTCGGATCGACGTGAAGCGATTTCTTCTGCATGTCGAAGGACGCTTTGACCTTCGCCGCGAACACTTCGTTTTCTTCCTTCGGAGTCGCGGCAAGCGCCTTCGCGATTTCGGGAGGAACGTCCTTCGATTCGATCTTGATCGGCTTGTCGGCCATTTCACTTCTCCTTTGGGGAACGCCGGTTGAAACCGGGAAAGGGAGGAGGAACCGAAGCGGCTCCTCCTCCCTGTTGATTTCGTCGTTACGACTAAGCGTCCGTGACCTTGATCGTGGAGAAGCAAGGTCCGATGTATGGCCCGAACCTAGAATCCCACTGGTTGTAGAACCGCTTCGAAGTCCGCGCCTGCGGATCGTTCGTCATGTCGGCGTAAGCCTCGCGGATCGGCGTCACGACCGCTTTGCCGAAGGGCTGCTTGTTGACGCGCGGGAAGAAGATGTAGAACGCCTTGGCGGTGATTCGCGGCGTCAGCCAGAGCGAAATCTTCATCCCCGAGTTCATGATGTAGTTCGTCACGGCGACGTTACCGGCAGCCGCCGCCGGGCCGCTCTGCGTCAGCGACTGGTTGAACGCCTGCATGAAGACGTTGCCGTAAGCGCGAGGCGCAACGATGAGGATTTCCGAAAGCGCGCCCGGATCGAGCAACGGCTGACCTTCGGTATCGAGGAACCGTCCGGCGCGGTTGACTTCGTTCGCGATGGCGTCGAGAACTTCCGCCGAAGAATCCATCGCCGCGTAGCCCGTCGGGAGGTTGCCGTCGGTGACGCCGAAGCGCGCCACTCCGCCCGCCGTGGTCGCGTACATCGCCGCGCCGTCCGGGGCGAGCGTCGTCCCGGGAACAAGCTCCGGATCGGTCGCCGCCGTCATGAACTGGATCAAGATGCGAGCGTAGAGCGTGCCCCAGTGCGTCCCGAACTCGCGCACCTTGGCGATGAGCGACTGCGTCTGCTCGTAGACCAGATCGTCTTCGTTGTACGGAAGACGACGGCCCCACGAGCGGTTGTAGATCACGAACTGGACGGACGAGAACGGCTTCTCCGGAATATCGTCGCCGTCAAGCCAGATGACGGGATACGGCACCGTTTCGAAGTAGCCTTCCGGCTGGTTCTTGACCTTCGACGGGATGTCCGGGTTGGACACCATGTCGACGAACTTGTTTTCGCCTTCGTAGCTCTGGGAGTAGGTGTCCCAGAACTCGCGGCCAATCGTTGCCCCCGTACCGGAAATCAGGGGTCCGGCATTGACGTTCAATCCACCGGGCATGGCTTCTTCTCCTCTTTATAGGGTTCGCGGGGCCGCTAAACGCGGAGCCACGCGCGGTAGACTTCGGGAACCACTAGCCGGACGTCGAACTGCGTCGAACTGTAGAAGCGCGTGATCCAGCCAACCGGCCCCTGATTCGTCCCGGGCCACGTCAGCGTCAGTCCGGTGCCGTCATCCGTCGCGTATACCTCTTCGCCGACGCCCGTGGCAATCGAGGAAGCGCCGGTAACCGCAACGCCGATAAGCTCGACGCCCGCCGTGATGACGACGACTTCGAGCGAGCCGTCGCCGACGACCTTCGACTGCGCGATACCGAGGAACATGTCGGTGCGACCCGACACAACGGTCCACGGGATCACGCGGCCTTTGTCGCCGCCCTGCATGATGATCCCGACGAGCGATCCCTGATAAACCGTCGCGCCGTTCTTGACGACGAACGAAGTCGACTGGTTGCCGTACCCTCCGCGAGACGCGCGGTTGAGGTTTGCGGAAAGTGCCGTCATGGTTTACGCCCTCCCGGTCAGAAGCGGGAGGCCACCACGGCCACCCTGTTCGACGACAAGAGCCTGCATCCGCATGTCTTCGACCTTCTTGAACTGCTCGAAGCTGCGCCGCTTGCCGAATCGCTTGCAATCCGCCTCGTAAGCGCGGAACAGATTCATCTCGCGCTCGCCTTCCTCCGCGCCCATCGACTGCGCCTTGACGACGCTTTCGGGGAGCGTTTCGCCCGCCGCGCTCTGGCCCGCCGCGTAAGCGTCGAGCGGCTGCGGATCGGCGGCGGTCGACGCCTTGAAGAAGTTGACGAACTCCTTCACCTTGGCTTCGTCCGGATTCTCCGTGATGTACTTCTCGATGTACTTCTTCGTCTCGGGCACAAGGTTGCGCCCTTCAAGTTCCGAGAACGCGAACGCCTTGAGGCGATCAAGTTCCCGCTCCTTGCGGAACGTGGCGATGTCGTTACGCGCCGCCGCGACTTCCGCTGCCAGCTTCGGATCGGACATTTCGTCCTCCTGATAAACGGTTTTCTGATCGCCCACGGCGGGCGCGGTTTTGAATTTCGCTTCGACTTCGGACGCCAACTTCTCGATCTCCGCCACGTCCGCGTGGCGCTTGAAAGTCGCGATGGCTTCGCGGATCGCCTTCATCTGCACCGGGGTTGCCGAAATCGAATTCGTGTTCCCCTGCTGGCCCGTACACATGGCGAGTACGGCGGTGAGAAGCATCTTGAGTTCGCCGATACCCGCCTGAACCACCTTGAGGACTTCGGCGGCTTCCTGCCCGGCGGCGGGGCCTTTGTCTTCCATGATTTCCGTGCCGCCGCCTTCGGTGCCGTCCTTCTTCTCGCCTTCCTTGCCGAACGGAGGCGCGTCTTTCTTCTCGCCGTCGCCTTCGGGTTTCTTCTTTTTCTCTTCGTCGTCGGCCATGAACTTTGCTCCCTTGTCAGCGCGGAAGAGGAAAGGCTTGTCGGCGTCGAACTCCGAAACGGATTGCTCCGCGCGCTTGATCTCGTGGCCGACCGTAGTCATCGCGTACGGAAAGTGCGGAGGCTCATCGGACATGAGCGCAAGCGAGCCGATCTGGCGCGATTCCGCAAAGGCGCGAGGAAGCTCGATTGATCGGTAGCAGAGACGACCCGCCTTGATTCGCGCGTAAACCTCAGCAGGGATATGGAAGAGGTCGGCGAAGATCGTCCAGAGCTTCTTCCCGTTCGAGAGTTTCACCTTTTCGACCGATACCGGAACGAAGTAGCCCGCGTCCTGCGTCGGCCTGTCGTGATGCTGAACGTGAATCGGCGCGATGTACTGAGCGTCGGCGTTGTAGTGCGCGACCATGTTGTCGCGAACGCCTTCGAGCCAGTCTTTGCCGAGTCCGTTTGTCTGTCCGCGCTCGCCGGGTTCAAGCTCCGAGAAAATCTCGACGCGCTTCAGGCACCACGTGCCGTCCTCGTCCTGAATCGCGGTGTACTGCCCGCCTCGTAGCTTCGGAATTGAGTCCGAAGGGCGCGTGATGATCTGCGCTTCGACTTTTTCTAGTTCGCCCGCCAGCGTGTTCACGCGTGGGATTACAAATAATCGCTAACTCATAAAAAGCCTAAACCCGGATTTAACTCTGCGCGGCGCGATATTTCGAAATCGAGTGCGACGCCTTGACGCATTCGATATGACGCACTACCGCGTCTCGAATGAACGTCGAAAGGTATCTGCGCGACCCGTACACCGCGAGCGCCATCGACTCCGCTTCGCGCTTCTCTTTCGGAAGCATCAACACTTCGACACGCTCGTACTTTTTCATTAACTCACCACGAATCCGGGGTCCGGTCCCGCCTTGGAAAAGTTCTTCGGATAGAACACGCCGCCGCGAAGTACGCCCTTCTTCTTCATGTACTCGTAATCGTAGACGTCTACGAAGTCGAGTCCGCACCGGCAGTTGAACCCGAGTGGCGGCTTGAACGATCCCCACACCGCGTGACCCACGGGCGCGACAAGTCCGTTCGCCGCCCAATGGTTTTCGCGCACCGAATCGTCGTTGATCGCGGAGTAGCGGAACGCGGGAATCGCCTCTCGCACTCCGGGTTGATCGACTTGCGCCATGCGTCCTCCGGAGAACGCGCGGGCGATGTTAGTGCGATACGTCGTCTCCGAGTATGCGCGCGACCAGTCACCAATTTCCGATATGATCGCCGCCGCATCCGTCGTCGACTTTCCAAGCTCGACGAACGAAGCGATGGCTTTCTGAACGCGCTCAACGATGAGTTGATCTGCGGCGCGGGCGAGCGTGAATCCGCCGCGCTTGACGATCTGCGCGACCGCTCCCGGCGTGGCGAACGGGGCGACTTCCGGAGTACGCGCCACGATGTCTTCAACCGCTTCGGTAAAAGGAATCGACGTGACCACGCTAGACGGCGAGTCCTCGAAACTCGCGGGCGCTTTCGTGATATGCCGCGCTACTTGCGCCGTCGACTCGCGCCCTAGAAGTTCCGAGAGAAATACGTTCTTCCCGATGACGTTCGCGAGCCGCAGGATCGCCGCCGAGCGATCCCGGCCCGCGACGTAGGCGCGCGCAATCGAGTTGATCGCTTCCGTCAACGCGCCTGTTGAGCGATCCAGAATCCGCTCGTAGGCGCTGTCGGTTTGGACTACGCGGATCATCGACGCTCCTTCTTCGCGCCCCACGGCAACCCAAAGTCGCTGCGCTTGATCTTCGCCATGCGCCCGTCCGGGTGATGCCAGACGACGCCTTCGATTTCTAGGCCAGCAAGCCACGCCTTTAGTCCGTCGAACGTTTTGGGAACGCCCGCATATCCTTCGCCGCCGTGACGGAAAAGAACATGCGAAGTCAACTTCTCAGCGTTTCCGCCAATCTTCGGACCGCACGCCTCGTATGTGCCGTCTGGAAAACCAGCGCATGCTTCGAATGCCTCACGAATCCAGCAATCTTCAGGGCGCGTAGCCGGAACCCACCCCGGACGATGGCCCGTATTCGGATCGGCGTCTCCGCACGGTTCGAAATTTTCGGGAGG